ACATATTAGTACTTTCTTCAACAACACAATGACAGTAATTTACGCCATCGCTAAAAAACTTGTATGAATTTACAGCGTCAGAAGCGAAAATAGCCGAGTAGTTATATAAGTTATTTGAGTCGCTTTGCGGTCTCCCAGATTGTAATTCTGAAGTACCTGCTCCACTATATCCTGTATGTAAATAGTTAATTACTCTGTGTATGGTTCCATTATGATAACCTAACAGAGTTTGATATACGCTACCTTTGTGTATAGTTAACCACCAACCTCCAGATTGTCCAAAAGTTGTCGCAGTTGCGTTTTTATCTATAGTCCAACTTGGCATATTGAGACCTATAAATGTAGCTAACTTATCTAGTAAGTTATTTACACCTGATGCTGTACCTGTTTCATATGCCATATATTACTCCGCTATTTGAATGGCAGACCATTCACTTATTGAACTTCTGAATATATTCGGTATCACTAAATACTGTGCGCTACCGATAGTAATAATGCTTTCTGCGGCTTGTCCTATACCAGGTACCCAAAAAACTCCATCTAATTCACCATACATTACTGAATCTACAGAACTACCTAAAATACAAGGATATAAAGGATATGTTGTTCCATCAATAGCGTAGTATGGAACTTGACTTGTCGCTACTATTGATCTCCAAGGATATACAGCATAAGTATCTTGGTGGCTATATATACCTTTCCAAGATAAGGAAGCATCTAGCATAAACATATTAGCTTCACTACCAACAGGCATCCAACCTAAACTGTTGTTGTTCGAATTATCAGTATACTTTGTATTGTTGTTATTACATCCACCAAGTACATATGGATAAGGAAATAAAGACGGACGCACATAAGGGAGATATAAACCTATATACATTGCGCAATATCGTGTATCAATCTTAGTTACTACTATTATACGGCGACCATTGGCTATAAACCAATATTTTATAGTATTATTCCGCAATCCCATACCTGCGTAATCTCCAGCATTAGGATGAGAAGCTGGAACATAAGGAGTTAGAGAATTATAACCAGTCATACCGTACATACGCCAGTTATAGATATCATTACCTACGTGCTCGTAATAATACTGTCCCCAATAAATCTCATCTGTACCTGTAAGTCCAGTGCCTTTAAATACTGCATGATCCGAATCTGAAGCAAGTACTGTCCATTGCTGTCCAGCACCCGTAAGAGTAGCATTTGTAGTAATGAACGTAATAAGTTTTGCTCTCAAATCACGGTGATCTGTGGCATTACCTGTCTCATATGGAATTGTCATCTTAATGCACCTTTAACTGAACCAGCATCTTTAGTGATACGGTTTACAATAACTTTACCACCAGCGGCAGAATCCATAGTTTTTAATATGATTCCTTCTTCTATACCTAAATTAATAGTTATAGTGCCACCTCCGCCTCCATCGTGATTAGCAATGCCTAAATCACCTTTAGCATTGCGTTTCAATGGCATAATTGCTTCTGGACCAGCTTCTCCCATAAGTCCCATTCTACCACCTGTCATAGCAAAGTTAGTAGGACTAGTGACGACTCCACCTTGGGCAAATGCCGTAACATTACCGTTTTGAAATACATTACCTTGAGCAGAGAATAGAGATGCTACTTGCATTGCAACTCCTGCCCAACCACTTCCACCTGATGCTCCACCAGAAGATCCGGCTCCACTAATAGAAGACATCAAAGAACTAAGCATATTTCCTAAACCAGCAAAACTATCAGAGAAGATTTTAGAAAGTCCTCCGCCACCTTCAGAGAATGCGCCAGTAATTTCAGAATATACACTACTAGCACCACTCTTAAATGTATCCGCTATATTAGTACCCCAACCAACAACAGTTTCAGTAAGAGTTTTCTTAGCAGTAGTAGTACCATCAGTTATACCTTTACCTAATATAGGAGCAGAAGCTGAAGTAGCTTTCTTAAATGTTTCGCTAAGCAATGCGCCATCTAAAACTGCATCGACGGCTTTAATACCAGTCTTATTTCCAATACCAGGAGCTCCTGCTTGAGCAGAAGTTTCAATGGGACGACCATTCTGTTTCTTAGGATCCGGAGTACCTAGTCCTAAACTTGTTTTAAGAAAATCTAATGCTTTGTTAGCTAAAGTTTCTGCTGCCATCTTCTTCATAGAATTTAAGAACGCAGTTTCTACACTCTTTATATTTGCATGAAACGGATCAAAGAATACTTGCTCTAAAGCATCTTTAGTTCCTTCTAATCCCTGAGTTAAGAAGTCATTTACTGTAAGTGCCATTTCACCAGAAGCTTTCGCAGCTTTCTCGAACTCGCCTTTAGCATTACCAACTGCGCGATTATAAGTATCTTGAGAAATTGTACCAGCTTGTAATAAAGTATCGTATTCTTGTAAAGTCATTAAATACTTTTCTTGAGCGGTTCGAGTTTCCATAAATACTCCAAGACTTTGTTCTTGGAGTTGTTTATAAGCTCGTTCAAATTCTGCAAGTTGTTTTTTAGTATAACCTAATTCTCTGTTAACAACTATTAATTCTTTCTTAGCAGCAGTTTCTTGTTTAGTAGAGAATACATTTGCTATGTTCGCATCACGTTCCTCTCTTGCTAAATCAATAGCTTTATTAACAACTGCTATGTGATCAACATATGCAACAGCGTTTTCATGAATAGCAGATACAGAATCGGCTAAAGCACTCTCTACACGTTCTGCAGACTGTGCTTTAATTTGAGCAATCTTTTCTTTCAATTCTGCATATGCTGGAACTACATTACTACGTATTTCTGCTGCAGAAGCTCTTAAATTCGTAGCTAAATCAGTTTGTCCAATCTTGTCTGCACCTGCTGCAACAACACTAATAAGTCCTGCCCAAGTTTCTTTAAATATGTTAACTGTACCATTCCATATAGCTTCTAATTCAGCCATAATACCTTGTACAGGACCAACTAAAGCAGTAAATCCTACTTTAAGAGCACCAAACATTCCAAGAGCTGAAGTTCTAGCAGTAAACCAAAATGTTGACCAAATAATATCAATAGCTCCTAAAGTCATTACTAATCCATATTTGAAACTTAAGATTGCAACAGTTATATTGTTAATAACATCTGCAGCAAATTCACCAAAAGATTTGAATTGTGCCTTAGCTTCTCCACCACTGAATAATCCAACTAATGCAGAACCCAATCTTGCAAGAGCTTGTCCTGCAGGTTCCATAGCATCGCCAATTTCTTGACCAAGTAGTTGAGCTTCAGTCTTTAATCTGCCGAAAGCTACTGAAGATCTTTGTAATGCTGCAGGTAAACCTTCACCATAAGCATTGCGTAAAGCTTGTGGTAAATTTGTTAATAATTCAGCCGCAGTAATCTGACCTTTCTTCAACATTTTATCAAGTTCTGCGGTAGTAACACCCATAGCTTTAGCAGCTATATTAAATGCTCCAGGTAAATGTTCGCCTAATTGACCACGTAATTCTTCTGCTTGTACTTTACCTTTTGACATCATTTGTGAAAGAGCTAAAAATGCTCCTTCAACTTGTTGCGTATTTAATCCTAAAACTGCTGCTGTTTCAGATACCGATGATAGAACATCTCTAATTTGTTTACCGGCTAATCCTGAACCTTCAGCTGATGCTGTTAATTTTGAATATGCAGTTGCTAAGTTAGTAACATCTAATCCTAGGCGTAAAGCTTCAGATTTTACAAAACTCATTCCATCAGCAGCTTCTTTAGAACTTCCTGTAACAGCTCTTAAAGCATTCTGAGCTCCAAACAATGCGTTACTAACTTCATATGAAGAAGTCACTAAACCTTTAAGTGCCATAGCAAAAACGGTGATTGCAGTTCCACCTGCTAAAGCAGTAAATAACCGATTCACTGCTTTTGTAGTTCCGTCTAATCCTGATTCTAATCCGTTAAAAGAATTCTTAATAGAATTTGATGTAGAATTAGCTTGAGTGCTAATTCCTGAAAGAGTACTAGTAATTTGCGATTTTAATGAAGTGAATGAAGATCCAAAACTAGATTTAACACTAGACGCAGCTGAATTTGCAGAAGCTGCGACTTGACTAAATCCGCTACCTGCTGCAGATCTAAATGCTTGAGCTTGTTGTTCTAAAGACGCAAATGTGCTCATGAATGCTGCACGAGTTGCCGCAGCTCCACTTTGAGCAGATGCACCAAGATTGGAGAGTGATGCTCCTATCTTATCTATCTGTGCTTTAGCTCCACCATCATTAATGGTTATATTAATAGGTACATTAGGCATTTAACGCTCCTAATGAATCATGTGCCTGGTTTAATCTGGTTTGAATAAATTTTTTATAATATATAGATATATTAACTATATAAGGTTTTATCAAACCGGGATAACCAGGCACACCAGGTACTGTTGTTTTATATAAATATAGATTATATAAAAAATTAACCTCGTGGACCAAATTTGCCTTTTTGAGGTTCTTCGTCAATCTTTTCTTCAGCTTTCCTTTTAGATTCGTGAATTTTTGACATATATTTATATAACTCTTTGTCAATTTCTTGTATAATGTCGATTGTAATATCAAGTTCATACAAACTACCAAAAAGAGAGAAATAAGCAGCAAACTCCGAAATAGGAATGGGATTAAATCCTGCAACCTGTCTTGGAATTTTACTTTCATTTAATCTCCGATAAGCTGATATAAACCATCTTTCCTCTAGATCGAAAGCGGGAGCCTCATCCAAAGGATTAGGCTTCCCTTTTTCTCTCAATGACTCAAAGAATGGTATTTTGTCACTATAATCTTCTACCCAGATTATAGCTTTTACGACTTTGCTACCGTATTCTCTTTGTCAGCAACAATAAAATTATTCAAGTCTTGTGCGAATTCTTGAACAAATTTACGGCAGTCTTCGTCATTCTTTAATAAAGAGAATGCATTCTCTTTATTAAATTCAATTTCTTCATCATTAATGACGAAATTCTTCCAACCAACTAAAATACCATCAGCAAGAGCTTCACACATAATGTCTGCAGCTATCTTGTTGTCAATGGTATCTTGTTGTATATCTTTGCGATGAGGACGAGAAAGACGCATAAAAGTCTTTGCAAATTTCTCATTACCAGCACGAGCTATCTTCAAGTCAACTCCTCTGTATTTCGTCCAGGTGCCATCTCTGGCAGCCTGGGCGTCTACGGGAGTTATTTTAAGTGATTTTAAGTCTGTCATGGGTCAATATCCTAATTAAAGGTTAACTACTTATTACGGTGCATCAAAGAATTCAAATTGAACTGTTGAATTCGTTACTGCATCACGTAACGCTCTTAAACTTCCATTCAACATCAGGAAGTGGTCTTTACCCTCGATTGGAGATTCGAGTTTTTCAAACTTACATTTTGGCATAGTAACGATAAGGATGTTGCCATCTCCATCTACCAAAGTGAAAGCCAGGTAAAATGATTCTGAATTCTTATAAAAGTTATAAGTATCCAGTGTATTAAAGTACATTGTAATATCAGCTGTGACATTCAATGTAAATGATGTCATGTCAACTGCACCAAGTGTACCAATCGCTTTTGCACGATTAATATTGTTGTTGACAGTCAAGTTCAATGTAGAGAACTCAGTATCAGCAGGCAAACCTTCAAGATCAATTTGTGTAATTGAAGAAACTGAATTCATCAATGCGTATGAAGGAACATCTACTAAAGTCTGACCAGATTTTGCGGTGATTGTTGGTTCTTCTTCACGACCTACAATATCGAAAGAACCGTTCAAAATAGAACCGGTCTCAAACTTAAAGTTCATTTTTGAAATCATGCAACCTGCATAATAGAAATAAGCAGGATCATCTAAACCTTCAATAAATTTCATAAAGGTAAAAGTTTTTGGAGTTTCTGCACCATTACGGACCATAGTTGATTTCATAGTGATACTTGGACCTGCGGCAACAATAACTAATGATGTACCTGTTACAGTCATTACACCTGCAGTTACTGCAGTAACTTTCTTAAATCCGTTATTTGCAGGGTTTGCAAAACCAGATACTAATACATTCATACCGACTTTTACACCAGCTGAGATGAATGCATTTGCACTTGAACCATAAGTATTTGTAGATAATACACTTAAAGTTGCTGCTGTGAGGTTCAGTACAACTGGGGTGCTTTGCAAAAGGGCTTTCAAAATTGGTTTGTAAGGACCATAAGAAAGTTCATATTTAACTTCACCACCTACTTCAGCATCTACTACGATAAGATCATCAATTTGACGATCACGACGTAGTACTTCAGATACTTTTGTAGTGATATTACCAGATGGAGATCCGCCCGTTGTCGGTAACAACTGGAAAGCGGGACTAACAGGAGTAACACCAGGGGTGACTTCCTCAATATAGGATAAACTTGTGTAGTTTGTTGAAGTAAGTGACATGGAGTCCTCCGTTAAGTTGCTTCAAATCGTGTTTTTACTACTAACTGATATTCACCGTATTCTATTTTGTTGATTTTACGGATAGCATCTCCGATTACTTCAACAGAAGTAGCATAAGTGAAAATTCTGCCTATAGTTTTATTTTGGAGGACAGCTTTTATCTTGTCCGCCAAAACTGCAGCAGCTCCCGTTCCCGTATCTGGTTTAGTAAATACTTGAACGGAAATAAATCCAGGAGTTTTAGTCCTGTTACCACCTAAAGTCATATTGCTAGAGGTAGCAAAAACAATACTGAATCTTACCCATTCATCTACTTCTTCTGAATTATCAAAAAGTACATTATCCCAAGCAATTGGGGTAATAGGAACTAATGGATCTGCATTAACATCGACAACCCAATTATCTTCGAAGTATTCTTCCAAAGTTTTACGTATATCTTCAAAGTCCATTTACCCTCCCTACTGCATTTTCTACGGCAAGTTCTATGAACATAGAAGGCGCCTGTTGAGAGTGTCCATTGTTTAAGAAAACTATGTATTCAGCAGTGTTGTATATAAATACATTATCAGATTTAGGAACGTTTGGCATTTGTGGATATGCATAATTACCAGGAGGTAATTCGCTCTCTGAGCCAGTATCATCCATATTCCAAGATGCTCGTGCGCGACCTGTATCTGAAGGAGTAGCGGCAACTAAATCAGAGAAAATAGTTCTGCAAAGTTTCTCTTTTAGAGTTCTCTCAGCTAAAATAATTTCATCGATTACTCCAGCAACTGGTATACTTATATTAATCATGCTTTAGTACCTCTTGACTGACAAGAGTAAGCAACACCAGCAGGGTCAGTACTTACAGCGATAATTCTAAAAGTGCGTTCGTCTGAGGTACGAGTAATTATATTTCCTATACGAGGACGTTCAGAAATTTCATTGCATAAAATAACTATTTTGCAATCATTAGGTTCTATAGAAGAATTAAAGATTTCTAATTCGCTATATTGTGCAAATATAGCTCTTGATTCAATTGGTTCTACAGGAGTTATTGGAGGGGTAATACCACCTGAAGAAGTATCATATCCACCACGAGGATTATTTGTAAGAGTAATAGCAACAGCGGCATCTACTAAATCTGTATCAAAAGCTAATCCTACTTCTGTTTGAATCTCTTCACGCATTCCCATTAGGCACGCACCAAAGCATTTGTTGAAATAGCACCACCAAATTGAATTGAACAACCTTCTTGATAAAGTAAAGCTGTAACATCAGGAAAAGGATCTTTCCAAGGAGACATTCCTTTAGAATTGTATCTTTTACGAACTGACACACCTTCTGCTTTAACTTCAGATTCTTCTAGAGGACCATTACCTGTTTGACGTGTGAATATATTTTGAGTTAGGTTATAATTAGCTAATATAGCATTAGCTTCTTTAACTATATCAGAAGGATCCTCTGAGTCAAAATCAGGACATTTATATATTTGATCGAAATAAATTTTTGCTTGTATTACAGCCGTTTCTTTGGCTGCATCATCAGTAGATGACTCCCATGGCTCAACACCGTCAAGAATAACGTCTGCTTCACCTTTTGTAACATATGGTGTTACTGCACTCATTCTTTATCGCCTTTACCAATACCTTTAAACCAATTTGATATATTAGACATATGAGCATCTAACTGAGTTAGAATCTCATTTGCGCAATAACCTGCAGCCATCAAATAACCATCTTTAAATCTCTCTGATCCTTCTATAAATTGTCCCATTAAACAACCTACAAAGAAAGCAATAGAAAGATGAATTAAAAATTTTACAAAATGAAAATCTTTGTCACCTTGAGTATGTTCACGCAAATAACGAATCATACCACCAAACATAGCAAGAACTCCAAATTGAAACCACTGTAAAAGTTTTATAAACCACTCTTCATTCATTTTGAATTCTCCAATATATGACGAATACTTAAATTAAATAGTAACAACATAACACAGTCATAAACAGGACGTAAATCTGATAAATAAACTATTGAAGGTTTATATATCAAAAATATGACATTAGCGAATACATACATAATTGTAAGTAATATCATATAAACTGAAAGCACTTTCAATCTACCTTTTGTATGTGGCATTGAAAATACTTTTCTTGAATGTATCAAAACTGATAAGCATATAGCTAAATTCATATATGTAAATAAGTCAGATATACTCATGGTATCCACCTTATTCAGATAATGCTACGGCTTGAACAGTATCAAGTTTAATAGTTGTAATATCTGTAATAGAAGTTACGTTTTCGGCAAATGCATTACAACCATATATATCTTTGCAAGCTAAAGTAGTTTTACCTTTAGCAGAATTGTGTACTTCGTATCCATTAAGAACT